GTATGGGCGGGCCCTCCCTAGTTTAATGCCAACGACTAGGGGACGTCCAGAACGCTTCAAGTGATTTCCGTCGGCGAATGGCAATTCACCGCGTTTAAGGAAATACTTGAGGAGGGCGCCTTCTCCATCAAGTTCATTGATGGGGAGAACGGCTCTTTCCAACCACCCCTTTGAAACAGGGGAATGGAGGAAAGGATCGTACCCTTCAACATCATAGATGCCAGAGGGTTCGATACGACCCAATAGAGGTGAATCCGGACCGACCCTTGGAAAGTATCCTTTCAGGACCTTACCAAGGAAGCTGTCGATCGGAACAAGAGTTGAGCTAAATCCCGCCAACGAGAGTTGATTGCGGAAACTAACCCAACTTATGACCTCTTGAGCGTCCTTCAGTGATGAAGGAGCAGTTCGTCTGAGCTTTGTGACGGAAACGTCATGCCCTCGGAAGTACTCCTTCCCACAAGACTCTCTGAAGTTGCCACTCCAGAAAGACTTGTGTTGGTTCACCTTAAAGCCGTATAGCTCTAGGTGACTCATCACTGATCGTGCATATGTCGTCGGTACGATTATATCGTCACCGAAGACGCGCACCTGCCCATCAAAGGATTGTATATCTTTGATGGTCAGACGGTGTCCTAGCTCTTTCTCAATCCCGATAAAGGCAATGATCGTAAAGACCATCGCCTCAATCGGAAAAGTCAGAGCCGAACCCATAGACGCGAACTTGACCAACGGGATTGTCCCGTGGCCAGGCACATCGGCGCGCAGAGAACGGCAAGCCTGCACAGCATCACGAAGATGCGTAAAGCCGGCGAGCATGTACTCCACAAGCTGATTCGAAACACGATCACTAGCTTCACTAAGATCTAGTGTAGCGAGTGATCCATCAAGAGAACCTTGACGAGCCATCTTTCTGTTAGGATCTTGATCGGAAAGATCACCGATGAAGAGCCCACCGATATTATCGGAGGAAAGTGCCTCAATGAAGGCCTCTGCAACAGCCTGTTGCGTGTACTGCATACACGTAGGCTCGATTGCAATGATGCGAGGTGTCTTGAGCGTTTTAGGGACTGAGACGACCCTTACGGGCCTCTCGTCCTCAGGTTCAGCGTACGTTACGCGGTCGAGGTTTTTCCAATACCTCGGGCTTGGCAGGAGGAAGTCCACACTGTGGAATCCTCCGCGCTCAAGTCTTCCGTGCCATTCTGATAGGTCGAACTTCTCGTTCCCGAGCAGTCGATCTGCAGTGGCACCTGGTCCGTGTTTGGGGACAAGGCGAGTAGACCCGTGGTGAAAATCCACGAGACTAAACACCCTACCAAACAAAAGGCGAGAAACTCGAGAAAAGTCACGGATGCAGTCCGTACTCCATTCGAGCTCAGCCTTTCGTAGTACGCTTTCAGTCTCGATATAAGCATCGAAGGCCGCTCTTTCTCGCTCATAAGAGCAAGGAAGGAGAATCTTTGAGAAGAGGCGAGTCAACTGCCTCACCGCAAAGATAGCGTCAATCGATGGATCATCGAGAAGAACACCATCAGCACGGTCGAAAATAAGATCAAGGAAACCTCCGAGAAATCGGGGGGTACCTCGCAAAAACCGGAAACCGGCGAATTGCGTGTGATCGACCCTTCCAAGATCGAGAGCTTCATCGAAGTCTCGAGCAAAGTTGGGCAGAGTGATCGTCAGAAACGACCATCCCTCATTTTCGACGCGACGCGTGACAGTTTCAATGTCACGCGCGGTGCAAGCACGGCATTGATGGCCCAATTCTTTGGCCATCGCCTCCCAGAGAAGCATGGGGCTTTTCATCTACTCCCTTTCTAGGGTAATAGAGTCCTTTCCTCATGTTACTCTGTTCCTCAAAAAGTTCTCAGCTTTCCCCACCAACAAGCTTGGTGAGGTTGGCGCCGGTCGAAGCGGTCATGTTGGCAAGAAAGCCATCCAAGATCGCCTTGAGCGTTGCCGCGTCGTAGCCGGGAGGAGCATCGGCAGTCAGATACAGAGTAACTGACTGGTTGACGTTCTGTCCGGAGACGAGAGGATTCGCAACGAGCGAATCCACCTGGAACTTGGCTGTGTGACGATAGCGCCGCCCATACACGTGCTGGATTTCCAGACGGTGTGCGCGGTCAGCAGTAGCGAACTTACCGCCATCGGCGGTAGAGCTCGTACGATTGAGGCTCTTTGCAGAGCCCGAAATCGTCACGGCCTGAGGATCAGAAAACATGAGGAGTTTCTCCTGAAGGAATGAAGGTTCTTTGTAAGAACCTGGTTGAAGGGTGCTTCCTTGTGGGAGCACCCGAACCTAGATCTTTGTGAGACCTAGGGCTGTCAGAATAGCCATTTGACGATTCGTTAATGCGTCAAAGACTATTCCGAATCCGAAAGGATTGGCGGGCGCGCGGAGTTTTCGATCCGCGTGGTACTTTTCAATTACGTCACCGGAAGGAAAGTTAGCAGTATTCTGCGGCTTTCCACCACGGTAGGCGAAAGTGTCAGTACGACGGTAACGTTGCATAACGTAACCGTACCGCATAACCAGCCCGTCTTGCTGGAACGCGGCCAGGTTGCTAAGAACCGGACCAACGTTGGCAAACCAGTCAACGAGCCATGACCACGGGGCAAGATTCCATACGGTTTCGGGCGTAAGCTCGAGTCCGTACAGAAGATGCGCTTCCTGTGCAATGCGATCCAAAGTGCTCATAGAGCCAGGATCATATTCATAGGTAAACTCACCACTGAACCAGCTATCGACTTGTGTCGTAGTAGTTCGGTTAGAGCCCGCGTTGCCTGCCTGCAAGCCAGACGGCGGTGAACCACGACCAGGCGGATTCGCCTGGTTGATGTTGCTCACCGTCGTATTGACTTCGCGCGGAAGAAATCGATAACGGTACAATCTCTTTCCCGAATGTTCTGCAAGGTTACGCAGAATTTGATCGGACTCAAGTACTGCTTTTGCAGCGTCCTTGAGGTCAGAAACAAGAGGCTTCCATCCGAACTCAACGTTCAGATATTCAGATCCTAAGGACCTGAAGAAGGCAATCTTGCTACTGAGATCTAGTCCGTAGCCCAAAAAGCGAGGGATTCCCTCACGATAGAGCTCGGCTAGAGAGACTGAACCGTCAACGATAGGAGATGTCGGTATCGCCATGGAGACGAGTTTCGTCCCGGTTACGTTAGAAATACCAGCAAAGCTGTTAGGCCCAACGTACCCACGATAATCCGCATCAGGGAGACCATCTGTAATCCAGATGTTATTCGGTTGCAACAACGGCGTTTGATAGGTCGTATGACCAAAGAAACGCACAGTTGAAAACCGTTGCCAGTTGTACGACCAATCAAGAGGTGTATCCGAATATGAATTCGTATATACCATCTTGAGGGTGTCAAATGGCCCTCCCACATCCTTGACACTACGGCCTTTCGGCCAGCGGTGTCCTTCCGACTCCGTGATTTGACGGGAATAAATGGTTCCTGACCCAGGCGTACCGTAAGTAATAACACCGTTATTATCGGTGTTATGCTGGTACGCGAAGGGAAAGGTATCAAGTATTCGTCTCTTCACGGTAGTGGACATGGTTATCCTTTCTAGTGGAGGCATTGTGTGCCCGGCTTTCACCGCGGTGCCCCTTCGG